TCTATATTGTGCGCAATAAGAATCTTACATCGTTTTACATCCCTTACAAACTCTTTTAGGAGAGATTTAATATCTACTCCTTCCGCCAGCATTCTTTTATTGGTGATACCATGAATTTTAGTACTTTCTTTACAAATGCCTAGACCAGGCGGCAAATGCACCACCTCATCTCGGACTTTCTCTAATTTATTCATAGAAGCATCATACACAATCCAAGATAATTGGACAATGAACGGCCAGTCGTGTGTGTCTTGGAGGCGAGCATTTCTACTTCGCGGTAATCCCGTGGTTTCGGTATCAAATATTAGTAGTTTCATTCTGTAGTTTCTATTATATAATAGAAGTTATAGAATTTCAATTTATTGGTTACGCATTACCCTATAAAGTCGTCTTTCTAATGAGTCTCGCAGATAACCTCGTGAGGAACCACCCTTTTCTTTTAATTTCCTCTTCAACTCGTCGAAACTTAAATCTGATATATATGTTTTAATTCTTTGCCTCCTCTCCTCTTCTGTCTCATTTTGTTCTCTTATAACGGGTTGTCTTCTTTGCGGTACTACTATTCTTCTTCTAGGTTGAATTATTGTATTTCTATTAATTACGACTCCATTAATTGAACTTATTATTGGCGGTGGAATAACAGTTGGCGCTGCTATGGTGAAAGAAGGCGCCCCACGCGTTGTTATACCACGCGGTGTTAAGTCGCCACGCGGCGCCGCCGTCGGCATAGGTGTTGTTTGATGTTGAAAAAAACTATTATGAACTAGATCTTGATTCATAAATCGCTTCCTACATAAAGGACATTGTTCTCCCGTATTTTTGTTATATTTAAAATTTTTTATTAAACAAGAAAAATGAAAGGTATGATTGCAACTTGTTATCGTTTTATCTTTTTCAAAAATTGGTTTCATACATATTATACAATCGCCACTGGTCGCCATGCTTAATACTTTTCTACAAATGCTCTTAATATTATTTTTAAATAATACTTTACTGCGTGTAGTTTATCGTAAAGTCTCCTCTATTGAATTCATTTATATAATTATCTGGTATGCATTTAAAATCAATTAATCTCTTATTCAATTCATATCGCTCGCGGGCGCCATTTTCCGATAGCTTCTTTTCAAATAAATCGGGATTATTGTAATACTTTTCTGCTGTTTTAATACCACATTTTTTAAATACACTCGGTATGAAGTCACTCTTATCTCCCATTACTATTTTACAAAACAGGTCTTTTTTTGAATCTTTAAAACTATTTTTACTATCAGTAAGATATTTGTATTTTAAATTTATAGGAAAGGTATTCTCGTCTGCAAGTTGCAGGTAGTCCATATCACTGGTGATAATATATATTTGATTCGTTGGGCAAATTCCACGAATATTACGAACCGCCAGCGCTAAGCAATCATCCGCTTCCAGATGCGGATGTTTAACCAACATGTGCGCACCAGCTTCTTTAAAGAGATTATTATCATATACGTACTGGAATACTGCACTTCCTTCCCAGTTATCTTCATATACTCTATTAGACTTATAATCATTATACATATCCATTCTCCAAATATCCTTCCTCGGACAATCCTGTCCCACGATAACCACGGGATCCACAAGTTTCATTTTTTTTATAAATTCCTTGATTTTGGAAACAAATCCCCTTTTAAAACAATCCATAAATTCTTCGTTATCGATTGGGGTGCCAAGCTCCTTGTCCGGTTTCGCATGTTTCCACCACTGTATAATGGCGTGATAGCGGTAAAATAAATAATAGCTCCCGTCAACTAGTAAGAATTGCGTCATTTGTATACTATACAAAAATTTTTTAAAGTATTTAACCTTCAATTTATTATGTTGCTCTTTGTCTAGCAAAACTAGGCAGTGTAACATATAACCCACCTTGATAATGCCTGGCGCAAAGTGATAGAATGACATCGTTGTGTGAACCCTGTACATTAATAACGACCGATTCGCCAGTCCCAGCTACTGTATTGAAGGTCTCCTGCGTTTTGCTTCCGGAAATCTCAAAATATTCATGATATACGATATTTAATACTCCACGCAAGGCAAACCTGAGAGATGCTATTTCTTCTATTCCAATTTCCGTTATTAAAGAGGAAATGTTTGTATAGTTAATACCTCCTCTCACACCGAGGAGTATATAGCGTTGTACTGTATTAGGTTCATATACGTGGGAGAACCAAAGGGAGGTTATAAATTGACCAACCACCCCGCCATTATTATCCAAAATAAGATTAAAGCGATGTGGGACTACTAGCCATTTCCCCCTTTTTTTGTCCAAATATCCAAAAATATATTGAATGTTTTCTGTATCGCGCGTTCTCAGCGGATTCATAATGATATTCTTATAGTAATTAAGGGTTTGTGTTTAATATATTCAATTTTTTACTGATTAATAGTAAATGATGGCAAAGTAATATAAACTTCTTTATCCGTATATTTTCGTACTCTGAGTACAAGATCGCTCCCCTGATTTCCATTGATTACCATCTCCATGCTATCAGAATCACCTCCATTATTGATACAATTAATGATTTGTTTTGAAGTCATTCGGTATGCGTCCTTGAATACAACATTCGCCTCCCGATCCATGGCGGTAATCGCCGAATAATCGTCTGAATTTGCACTATTGCTATCTAATGCCTCTTTAATCTTGGAATACTTAAAATGTCCATGTATACCGATAATCATGAAATCATGATCCTTTGCAATCTCCATTAATTGGGCGAACCAATTGGAGGTCAAATACTGTCCCGCCACTTTTTTATCCTCGCTTTTTAATATTTGAAACCTGTGTTGAGGTAGTAACCACTCCCCTTCACGCTGGTAAGCGAATATATATTGATTTCCGTTCGTGTCGGTTGTCTGTGCCATAGTGTTGTGTCGTTTTATCTTCTATAAAGATAAATTAAATTTCTTCAATTTTCTCATATTGTCTGCAAATTCCAAAGGTCTTGCGATGCCACTTTGTAATACCCCTTGTTCTAATACCTTCAAGATGCTTTTGTGTTCCATATCCTTTATTATTTTTCAAGTCATAAAATGTATGCAAGTTTGGAAACTTCTCACATAGGTCCATAATATACTTATCTCTCTCTACTTTTGCTAGTATAGAGGCAGCTGCTATGGCTGAATATTTATCATCACCGCCTGTAATACACACGTGCGGGATAATCTCGCCTTTATCCTTATATACATAGAATTTATTACCATCTACCAATATATTTTCCGGACGAACTGATAGCTTATCAAGAGCTTTGTGCATAGCAGTGTGCGTCGCCTGATAAACATTCATGCTATCTACATCATCTTCAGACATCCAATGTACTGACCACGCCAAGGCATTTTTCTTAATATATTCATATGCCGCTAACCGCTTTTTTTCAGATAGCTTTTTACTATCTCGCATCATTGAATGATCAAACTCCTCTCCCGCTGGAAGAATCGCCGCACCGACGTAGACTCTTCCAAATAATGGTCCGCGACCTGCTTCGTCAACGCCAGCTTCGATTGTATTCTCATAATAGAATGGCTTAAGCATCTTTCTGATATGTCTTTTCATAATATGATAAAAATTATTACTAATGTAATTCTTATCAATTTATTTTTTCTTGAATTTATCAAAGTCTGATGTTGGATTAGTACATGGGATCAATAATCTTTTTTTAGCTAAACCGCCGGAACAAGGATTTCTATATGCATTAACAGGTTGTGAATAAGTTACTGTTGGCATTAGACAGCAGCATTTTGTACCTCCAGCTAATCGCTGTTTGAAATTAACGGGCGCCATTGGGGCATTGGGTATGCCTACCATTCCCTCCAACACGAGATCCACGCTCCCCGAGACCGACAACGTTGACCCGACAATTTTATAATAATCTGTCCCAACGAGATTCCAGATACTTGGTCCAGATGGCGGCTGTCCTCCCCATTTACTCAGTGCAACAGAAGGCGGACTCGCAGAAGTTGGTACTGAATAAAACTTCTTAAAATTCATCTTTATTGTGTAAACCGGCCATCCGAGCATCACCCTTGCATCTGTAATTTTATAACTATCGGCGATTGCAATGAAGGAATTTGGCGCCATGGTCTTCTCTCCATATGGGTATACACCCCCCGTATCCATAAAAAGAGGATGGCTTCCTAATCGTTTATATAAATCTGGTATGGGTAAAAGGGGTGACCCCCTGGCAGCCGTCATCAGAATAACTTCAAAAGTTGCTGTCCATCCGCCTGTTCCGTGTTCCGGATGGCAATTAGCCGTGCGTCTAGCGATGGCTCTTTTCGCGGCGAAGGACCGACCTACAGAAACCGTGCTGGCGAATTTCCTATTTGCTGGACCAGTGGGAATGCGGGAATTGCGGAACAAATTTGCCCCCATCATACTTGTATACTGTAGAGGACGCCCACAACATAATGCGCGTTGGCTGCCTTTGCATAAAGGTGCTTCATTTTGCCATTTAGTTGGCTCTTCCATATTCTGATTGGCGGAAACAGCATCATTATCGCATTTTCCTTGTGCATATCTGATTGTTCTTGGCAATAAATTAAAACCATTTTTGACTCTACCATGTGTAAGTGCTGGCATATAATATAGATGGAGAGAATTATTCCTTAAGATATTATGCTGAATCCTCGCTATCTTCTTCAGATATTTCTTGAACAGGACTCCTTTTAATTTTAATATTTTTATTCTTAAAAAATTGCTTTTGTTCGCTTAATACACCCTTTAATAATAAATGATGTCTGTCGCGATATGACATTTCAACAGAATTGTCTGTTTCTATAAGCCTAGGATCTAATTCCGAAGATCGTGAATTAGCTACTTCTATTAATACTTCATCCGAATTGTGCCTTCTGCGAGCATTGATAATTAGTTTTCGCCATGCTGTAAAATATCGTAAAAGCATGATTTTGTCCTTGACGCTAATGAAGCGACGGTTTTTGATATGTGGTATTTTCTCTCCAAACGGTATGATAGTTTGTAAACCAATAACAGGGTCTGGTTTGTGTATGGACAAGTTTCTAAATTTCTTATTAAATTCAACTATTATACTTTCCGGGATATCTGGCGACTGCTCCAGTATCTTATCAAATTCAAAACGTTTTAGAGTAATATAATCCACCGGAGCTGACCGATATTTAGGATCAAGACTCAATTCGCAACTTATTTCTCTGAAGAAGGAGAGAAAACGCAAGGTTGCTATTCTATGTTTTTCACATTCTTCTTTAAATGTGAACATTTCTTGGAAGTTAGATAAAATACCTGCAGTGATTGCTGTGACCCCAATCATACCTCTAATTATTGGACCATTCGCCACATTTGTACAGTCACTAAATACATCATTTGATAACAGTACTGTTATTCCAGCAACATATCCAAATATAGAAGCTGGAATAGAAAGACATAAATTACGCTTTTTATACGTTACTGCACTTTTCTGATGTAACCAGGCATACCCGGAAGCCTTTTCCGCCCACGTAACCAATAATTGTTCTAATGGCGTCGTCCAATTTTTTTTAGGCATATATATAACCATTATAGCAAATCTTTTTCTCGACTGAGTATATAATGAAATTCAAATTAACCCATGTATTGATGCTATTATTGGTAGTGGTTATCTTAGCAAGCTCTACAATTGTGCCACATACGGAAGGAATGGGTGTTCGGTACGAAGATATCCCAGAAGGTGACGAAGATTTATATATATTAAAATCAGAGGTTGTACCTCCTGTTTGTCCTAAATGTCCCGATGTTGCTGCTTGTCCTAGACCTAAACCGTGCCCACCATGTCCGCCTTGTGCGCGCTGCCCGGAACCAGCATTTAGATGTAAAAAGGTTCCAAACTATACGTCCAGAAATCAATCCGAGCTTCCTTTGCCGATGCTGAATACCTTTTCAGCCTTTAGATAATTATACAACAGCCACTTGAATTTCCTGCTAATTTGCCTATTTTAAATGCTCCCCACTTTTTCTGAGCAAACCTAGGGTGTCTATTGAAATGCGTGTCAACATTTTTACCCTTATTACATTCAATAACATATTTTCCCCCGGGATGTTTATTTAGATACCCGGTAGCATCATATATATATCCATTTGCAATTATTATACAACGACCTTTGTCTATTTCTCGCTTTACATCTTCATAGGTGAATGATTCCATAATATATTATAGAATCATTTTTCATTTAATCGGTTTTATTATTGAATCTTTTTTTAACGCATTTCTTATCCATCTGAAACGATTTTACCTTTTTACTTTGAGGTACGATTTTAACTATACATTGTGATTTTTTACCGTATAATGGCTCGGTGCAACCCTTTTCCTTCTTTTTCTTGGTTTTACGAAGGTGCGTTCGCATGGTTTTAATGCTTGCAATTGTCTGTTTTTCTTGTGTACAACGTGAACGGAAGTGTTCATATCTCTCCCTAACATCACAAAACTTCAAACCGGATTTTTTACCGAGCATTGTATTGACCAACTCGTGTAGTTTATAAACCCAGCGTGAAAACGCATCTCTATCTTTCAAATCAGCATTGGTAAGCGGCAACATTTTGAAATTCTTTTTAAGATTTTCACGACAATAACGACATGGTAGGATATTTTGCAGGTTCATAATAAAGCTCTTATAATGCTTCTTATCTTTAGCCGATGGTTTCACTGGATAATTGAAACTCATCACATGTAAAAAATGCCATAAGGGTGGACCCCAGACAGTAGTAAGCATTCCTTCGCCACTACTGAAATCTTTTTTTTTATAGGTTCGTCTATGTTTTTTACGCCCTCTATTTTTTCTCGTTTTACCCATCTTATAATATGATCAGAAAATTATCTGTTAATATAGCTAATAAGACGGTCATTAACTGTGCCTGCTCCTTCCTTAAGATCTATATTGTATAAAATTTTCCATAATGCTTGATAAATTTGTTTCTCACTTCTGTATTTTCTCCAGTCAAATTCAACAAACTTTCCTTCATGGTTGCGTATATACATTTAATTATCATTCATCTCTATCTTTAGGTGTTATTCGTTAGATATATGCTGATCTTCTATAATATTATATTATAGATGTTAGGTGCTTTCGGCGAAACGATGAGAAAGATTGTCGTAGATAAACGGTTCTTGCTTATTATTGCTATATCTGCGATATTTATTGGACTTGCCTTATATGTTTACTACTATTATGTAGCGCCAAAGTTGAATCCTGATTTTGTTCCCAATCGGGAGTTTGTGAAAGGCGATGATACGCCGGAAAAGGGGACATTGTATTTATTCTACACCAACTGGTGTCCACATTCTAAAAAAGCTTTACCTGTATTTAATTCACTCAAGGAAAAGATGGAAGGTAAACCTGTAAATGATATAGTAGTCAATTTCGTTGCAGTAAACGGTGAGAGCGAAGAAGGGGAAATGACTACATTTGAGAAATCGCACAAGGTAAAGGTAGATGGATACCCAACTATATTCTTAGTTAAAGGAGACCAGGTTGTTGAGTATGATGCTATAGCGACCGAAGAGTCATTGAACGAGTTCCTCAACACCACTTTGTAAAAAGTCATTAAGAAATTGTTCGCCTCTTTCTAAAAATTTCTGCCTTGTCTCTTTACTTGTAATAACGTTTTTAAGATCATCATTATTGTTTTCCAGGTGCATTTTAATTATGTATGGTATTTCCACCATGACTAAGTTAGATAAACGACAAGAGATATTGAATAAGATTTGTATCATATAGTTATGAATTGGGGTAGTTTCAGTAGACTGAAATGGTTTCTTTTTTTTAATAATAATACCAAGAATATTATCTTTTTTAGCACCACTTTCCAGACAGGATTTAATTGGAAAGTGTTCTGTCAATCCACCATCTACTATATAACTATTTTCGTAGTACATGGGTTGAAAAAGAAATGGGATTGAAGCGGACATATAGAGAGCATTTACAAGTGGTAGTTCTGGGTGAGTAGTATGTGAAAAGTCTATGGGTTCCATTGTATTTATATTAGTAGCAATGATATGGAAATCAACCTGTGTAACTTCAAAAAATTTTTTAAGTGTAATATCCGTTGGTAAATATTTTGATTTTAATAAAGGAAAAAGTATTTCATTTATTATATTCTCTCCACATATCCCCTTTTTAGTTACTAAATTTGTTATTATATTTGATTCAAAAGCGAAGGTTTTTTCCCATGGTTTATCTATAATAAACTCATAAAGATCTTTCTTTTCAAGCCTTAATAACCACATAGTTAGAGTTATAGCACCGGCTGATGTACCGTATACTGATTCGATATTTGAAAATTTTAACAAGGATTCTTCTGCCTGATATAGAGCCCCCAATTGTAGTAGTCCATGATAACTGCCGCCCGATAGAACTATATGTTTTATATTCATTACTGAAACTATCGTTAATTTCTTAACCTTTTTTTCTAGCTGTAAAATAATGGAGAGATACCCTGATAAAATAAACATGGATGATTTATATGCGCGAGAGCAAAAACAGCATCAACAGAAGGAAATGATATATAGTAAGATTCTTAACCGAGCCCACACTCAAATCAAAACGACGTCGCGTCAGCGAAATGGTCAAAAATTTACATTTTTTTTAATACCTGAGTTTTTAGTTGGAACACCTACCTATGATGTGGCTGCGTGCACTGCATATATAATTAATAAATTAGAGCTTAATGGATTTTATATCAAATACACGCATCCGAATTTATTATTTATATCGTGGCAGCATTACATCAGTAAAATGAAAAGGGCTGAAATTAAACGAGCTTATGGTATAACAGTTGACGGTCATGGCAACAAGTTAAAAGAAAAAGGCAAAAGTAATATTAGCGGGACAGGAAATACAAATATGTTACTGACGAATAGTAAGGTGTCGGTTCAGCCGCCACCAAAAAAGGAATATAGGGATGCGAAGGAGTATAAACCTACAGGCAATTTAATTTATAATAATGCTCTTCTGAAGAAAATAGAAGATAAAACTCATCGTTAAATTTCTTTATATCTCAGATTTAACTTATATATTTTTCATTTAAAAAACGAGTGTAAAGTTTTTAAAAAAGAATCCGCGAAATTTTCAATTTTGGACATTTTAAAAATGTCCAGAATAGAATAATATTACAAAGTATCTATTCAAAAAATGACACATACTACAAACATGTAGGAAATTATTTGAAAAGGTTAAAATTTTATACCTACAATGATTTTTTTTAATTAATATTTAGAGACTATTTTCGTATACCATATATATATGAAAAAAATAGGCAAAAATAGTCTCTCCAAATATCACTGTAAATTATGTGACTATAAATGCAGCAAAAAGTCTCATTGGACTCAACACATTTCCACACGTAAACATAAAATGATACAAAATGGTATACATGATGATACAAAAAATAGTCCCACGGGGTTGTTCGTCTGCGAATGTGGGAAGAGTTACAAGTTTAGGTCAGGACTGTATAGACACCGAAAAAAGTGTCTTTCAGGCATGGAGAACTTGGTTGATGAAAAAAATCCTAAAGATATTGTTACACATGTAGATGATTTAGGAAAAAAACAGGTTACGATGAGTTTGGAACAATATGAAACATTGGTCGGGGGTATTAAAAAACTAATCCCGCTGGTCGAAAAGGGTCTAGAAAATGATGTATCTAAGGTAACAAATATTAATAATATCAATAATAAACTGTCAATAAATGTGTTTTTAAATGAACATTGTAAAAATGCTATGAACTTGACCGATTTTGTAGAAAATTTAAAGGTAAATATTGAGGATTTGATGTATACCAAAGAGAATGGGTATGCGAAGGGAATTAGTAATATATTTGTGAAACAATTGCAGGATATGGAACCTACACAACGACCCATCCACTGTTCAGATAATAAGCGTATGAAATTCTATGTTAAAGATGATGATAAATGGAATAAGGAAGGTGCAAATACTAAAATAGATAAAGCTGTATTAGATGTAGACAGAAAACAATGGCGTGCGATCAAAGAATGGGAGCTAGCCCATCCAGGATATGAGACATCGGATGCGTTATATAAAGAATATATGGAGTTAGTAAGAGCAACAATGGGCGGCGGTGACAAAAAATCGGTTGCGGGCAATAGTAAGCAAATCAAAAAGGAGTTAGGAAGTCAGGTGAAAATTTCAGATGACATGTTAAATACTGCTAAATAAATGGTATTAAAAAATAGTATTTATTTAGCGTCTGCGACGAGTGGAACGCGTCTTGCGGCAGAATGAGCGCTTGCGTCCCGAGGCAACCTTGCATCCGGCGGTCCCACGGCATGCGGCAGGTCCCTTGCCACGGCAGTGGCTGAGCTTGCGGCGGCGCCTGTAACTGGCGAGTGCGCGTTTCAGTGAAGCGCGAGTGCGAACACCGCGTCCCCGGCGACGACGGTGAGTGCTGCTGCGTCCGCGGTGGCGGCGTCTACGTCCTCCAATCTTTCTACGTGTAATCGGCATTATACATTTAATTGAGAAAATAATTTCAATTCGCATCTATTTCTCTTTTGCCATAAGAGCCAATAATAACTTATTTTTTTGCGATGGGGACAAGTTTGATAAAGCTTCTAAATCTAGCTTATCTTGTCTGGACGCATCATCTTCGCTTACCGGAGGAGGTGTTTTAGCTTTTAAAGATTTAGATAATTCGCTAAATACTTCACCTTCTAAATTAGATGTTAACTTCGCGTCCACCTGTGCCGATGCGGCTTTTTCTCGATTGATCGTGGATTTCACTTTTTGTATGAGCGTAATAGCATTAAACATTTCCAAAGCTTTTTTGAAATCTTTTTCACAGTCTACGTATAATTTCACAATAGCCTTTCTGGCGTCAACAATAATTCCCATTAATTTTTTATCATCCAGTTCTGGATTTATAGTGACAATTTCTGTTTTTGCTTCATTGTCTATGCTTTGAATTTTAAAGATGTTATCTAAAATTGCCAAAACAGCGCCTCTATTCTGATCCGCATTCGTCATCATTTGTTTTATATGAGTTGCATATTGGGCGAATAACCCTTCTTTACCGCTATACGTCTTTCTATAGTTTCCTATCTCAGGTTCGCAAACGGATTTATTTTGATAATCTTCTAAGCGTATATCCGAAAAGGTTTTCGTTTTGTCTTCATTCCATTCTTCGTACGGTATAACACCTCCTGTAAAGGCTTCATAAAATTCTTTAAGATCCTCATAAAATTGAGTCTCTCCTTTTCCTCCAGGGATCATTTTTGTGAAGGCACCTTTCGTATAATCATAAAAATCATTATATAATTCTTTTAACTGCGGAATACCCGGTTCCTGGTCTAGCGTTTTAACATTTCTTATTACCTGTCCCCACTGCGTTGGTCGGTTTGGGTCAGTCTCCCGAGTGATCTTTCTACTTTTTAAATTCATATTGCACACTCTTGTTAAGTTAATATTAACACTATCTTCATCTTCATTATCTGTCGTTGGTTTTACTAACTCAATTCTATTTGAACATAAATTTTTTGTCATTAATGATGGTGTTACACCTTTAGGAATTTTATCCCGATTCATAATATCGCGTTGATGGAATTTATTCGGATCATTTGGGTCTCTCCATACATAGACAGGATTTACTGTTTTTACAATTGCAGCATATAAATGCGCTATTGTTATATAAAATCTAGCAATTCCCTTACACATACGTTGTTTGGTAGTAGCGTTTCTTACATCCAATTCCCGGAGGACCGACCTTTTCCGCGCTGGAAGAATTTTAGGTTTTGATGACTGTTTATACACCGGACGGGGATCCAAATATCTAAGGATATCCGAATAACTACCCCCTCTTTTGTTTTTTTGATAGTGTGCCAATAGCTGCCGTGATACTGCCTCGTCTTCACTTTCTCTAATTTTTTCAAGTTCTTTTTCTGAAAATCGCTGTTGTGCTCCAGCCGAATCAACTTCTGCAGTATCTAGATACATAACCTTCTCTTTCTTCATGTAATTTTTAGGAATATTATTCGGACCTACCCTCTTCTCTGCCATATATTCGATCGTTTTTTCATTCATAAATTTCTTTATTACGTCAGTGGTGAGGATAACTAATTTATCGCAATACGCTTTTTGGGATAACTTTTCCATATCTTTAAAATTTTGCGTGAGTATATATTTAGCAGCAATCATATCTAAAAGATCAGCTTCTTTAAAGTTACTTGATACGTTTTTTACTTCCGGTTTTGATGTTGTACCTCCCATATATGATAAATATATATATTATAAAATTGAATTAAAAGTAAATTATTAAAGTCTTAATTAAATTAAATGAATACTAAAAAGAAGAGTCATATACAAAAAACAAAGAGAAAACGAAAATCAAAGAAGGTGGTTGCGGATATTTGGAATCAATTCGATGAAGTAGTAAATCCTGGGGAACCGGATTTAGAATGTTTATACTCAAAACAAAATGTTGGTTCTCGCGTCAAGTGTGATTTATGTGACAGTAAGGTGGCTTACGATGATGAGCGATTCTTGACCTGTACAAATCCTAAATGCGGAATTATTTATAAAGATCAATTGGATGAATCGGCTGAATGGCGTTATTATGGAGCCGATGATAATAAACAATCTGATCCTACTAGATGCGGCATGCCTATAAATCCGCTTTTAAAGGAGTCGTCGTACGGATGTAAAGTAATATGCCCTGGAAATTCTTCTTACGAAATGCGAAAAATTAGGCGATACACTGAGTGGCAATCAATGCCATACAAAGAGAAGTCTCAATATGATGAGTTTCAGAAAATTATGATTCTATCCAAACATGCAGGTATACCGAAAATAATAATTGATGAAGCACTGCGATATCATAAGAAAATCTCAGAGATGAAAACCTTCCGAGGATGCAACCGTGATGGTATCATTGCCGCCTCAATTTATATAGCTAGTCGTATCCACGCCTATCCCCGAACGGCAAAAGAGATAGCGACTATATTTAAATTAGATAATACTAGTGCTACCAAAGGTTGCAAGAATGCAGTACATCTTGTAAATCAATTGGAGAAACATGTAGTGAATAATGACAAAACACACTTCCATAAGACAACACCAACTGCTTTTATTGAGCGATACTGTAGTAAATTGGGTATTAATAAAGAGCTTACAACGGTATGTTTATTTGTGGCTAAACGAGTTTCCGATGCAAGGAAAATCCCGGAAAATACACCACATTCTGTGGCAGCAGGAATTGTATATTTTGTGGCTCAGGTCTGTAAACTCAATATAAGTAAAAAGAATGTCAATATTATTAGCGAAATTAGTGAAGTAACCATTAATAAGTGTTATAAAAAACTTTTGGCGATTCACAAAAGCGATCAGTTAATTCCTAGTGTAATCCTTTCAAAATATTTAGACTAGTTTAAAAGATATATTTATAATATTAATTATTGTATAAATATGTCATCTGAAGAGACCGTGCTAAAAACTATTGCCGAGGATATTATTAACAGTATAACTGATGAAGTTATAAAGAAAAATGCAAAATTAGAAACTATTGATGAAGGAGAGGAAACTGCGTCAGTTGAAGAGGAAACTCAGGCAGTTGAAGAGGAAACTCAGACTGTTGAAGAGGAAACTCAGGCAGTTGAAGAGGAAACTCAGACTGTTGAAGAGGAAACTCAGACTGTTGAAGAGGAAACTCAGACTGTTGAAGAGGAAAC